CCATCGGTTGGAAATGATATAGTAGAAGTAACTCCACTATCTGGATACTTCCCTACACACTATCGTTATAAAAACAATTTACCACAAGGTATGAAGAATTCATTCTTCGAAGGTTCAAAGCAAACTGCGGAAACAACACCGGATGGTTTATCACCGGTAGAAACATTTACTACTAATCCAAACATTCTTAGAGTGGCTGATACTGGTAGAGGTAGTGGAGAACCAATTTTACAGGTAGATTAATCAATAATAATTTATTTTTTAAAATGTTATATTTATTAGTATATCAAAAGGGTAATAAAAAATTATGGGATATTTAAACAACACATCAATTACAGTTGATGCTATTCTAACCAAAAAAGGTAGACAAAAATTAGCATCAGGTCAATCTTTGAACATAACCAAGTTCGCATTGGGTGATGATGAGATTGATTATACATTATACGAACCAGCACATCCAAAGGGTAGTGCATATTATGATTCGGCAATTAAGGCAATTCCTATAATGGAAGCAAGCCCTGATGAAACACAAGTATTAAGATACAAATTGGTTACACTACCAAAAGGTACAACTCAAATTCCAATCGTAGCATTGGGGATTCCATCTATTGGGGCTTATCAAGATGAAGGTGGGGTTGCAATGACTCCTACTACTTCACCTGCTGGTAACTCTTCGGCTGGATACACTGTTGTATTAGCAGACCAAAGAGCTGGTACACTATCAGTAACGCAAGGAGCAACAGCAGCCGGTTCGGTTCCTGTTTTCTTGGGAGAAGAAATCACAACTACCGCACAAGTGGTAAGTGGATTATCATTTAACTTCACACCAAATCCAGCGTTAACTTCAAATGTATCAACAACTATTACGGTCTATGGTAATGAGACGGGTGGTTCACAAACCATTCCAGTAACTATAACATATAGAGCATAAAGGAAATAAGATATGGCATTAATAAACGACCCAAACATTGCAGCACAAATTGCTGATTTAGCATCAACTGGAACATTCGATACAAACGATATCGTTTCAATTATAAATTCCGCATTACCTGCTGGTCAACAATTACAAAGTGGTGCTGGTGTAACGACTGGTGTGTACAAACAATTCGGTGAATTCGATAAAGTAAACGCTAAGGTAGAAGTAGTAACAACGGGTCTTTGGACTGGTGATGTTGGTTCTTTAACTGCCGCTTATACCTCATCAACGCAAGTTGGACAGAGTGGAAATTACTATTATGATGTGTATAGTACTGACCCAAGAACTGATTCAACTGCCGAAGTTCAATTTGCAGTAGCATATGGACACGTTGATGGTAGTGGTTCAATCTCATTGGAAAATTCCGATGATGCACTACTTCCTACAAAAGCAACATACGCACAATACAAATCAGTATTGTTAGACCCGACTGATGATAAATTTTCTTTTGAAACCTCTACGGCTAACGTATTTGAAGATTCAAACTCAATATACGCTATCAATGTAAATAGAGCTAGATATAGAGAAAAGATGGATGCTGGAAACTGGTCAATCCAATTAAGTGGTTCGAATGGTACTTTTACTTTCATTGATGATAGTGGTAAGAAGTTCGGAGATACATTAGGTAAAGCTGGTAGAGTATTTAAAGTAGTAAGTGGTTCACTTAACTTAGGTACGGAAAACGAAGCAACAATTAACACAACAACCGATGCAAACGGAAAAGGATACGGATTGTTCTACCCAGATAGAGGTATTATAATCTTCAACCCAACCGCATTGGCAGAAACTGTTGGAACTGTAAAACCATTTGGTGGAGCATCTGAATCTTTATTGGGTGTTGAGACTGTTGTAGCTGATACTCAGAATCATAAAACGTTGATTCAAGCAATTGACAATGGTGGTGATTTCCAAGCTAGAAGAACTGAAAATGTATCAACACAACATTTCTTCGTAAGAGCAACGAATAGAGAATTCAACTACTCAAACAACCCAACATACACAGCGGCCGATGGAACTTTCGCAGAAACAACATTTAATAATGACCCACAAACGTATATTACAACTGTTGGTTTATTAAATAACTCAAATGAATTAATTGCAGTAGCTAAAACTTCTCAACCCATAAACAAATCATTTGATAAAGAAGTATTGATAAAAGTTAAACTTTCATTTTAATAAAATTATAAAAGTATAAACTCCAAATGAAACCCCCCTTAATTGGGGGGTTTTTTGTTTCATAGATATTTATATGAAAGTATATTCATTAGATGATTAAAGAAATACCAAAATCAGATGTAGTAGTTAGACCCTTTAAAGTTTACAAAGAGTGGGCTTTGGATGCTGGTGATATTACACCATTGTATGGTACACTACAAACTGATTTATATGATGTGGATACCGATGATGTAAATTCAGATGGTACATCTAAGAGAACTTTATATGATTCTATAAAATCACAATTCTATCTAAACCCATCAACCTCATCAATCTTAACAGAAGTTGGTAAGAGAGTATCTTATGCATCTACTGATGAGAGAGTAATTGGTGATACTATTGGTGTGATATCAATACCACAACAAAAATATGGTGAAGGGTTAAAGGTAGGTTCTGTTGAATTGGAATATGGTTCAATCACTGTAACCGATGATGGTAATTCAAACTTAATTGATTCTGCTAGTAATCATAAAGGTAATGTATTTTATGATAGGGGATTGATTGTACTTACCGATGGTATTGTAGATGATACGACTATCAATACATTTGATGTATCATATCGTTCAACAATGACTATTTATGAAAATGAGATATTCCTATCGGTAAATGAAAGTGAATTTAACGTATCACAAAACCCATCGGCATATGATGGTACAAACAAAATTAAATTAAATACAATTCAATCTACAATAGAACCAACTAAGTTTGGTGGATTTGGTGATTATGATTACTCATCTTCAGTTGACCCTACTGGTTCTTATTTAGCACCATTCATTACAACAATAGGGTTATATGATAATGAATTGAATATGGTTGCGGTATGTAAGTTACCAAAGCCCATTAAATCATTACCCGATTATCCGTTGAACTTTATTGTTCGTTTCGATACTTAATTGATATTTATATACACAAAGGAGAATAATTATGACTTTAGAAGAAAGATTAAAACAAACACCACCGGCATCATCAAAAGCAAATACTAAAGGTGGGGATAAGACCCCATTAGAAGCAGATGGTGGATTGGATTTATCAAAAGATGAAAAGGCTATTGAGAAATCAGGTGGTAGAAAGTTAGGAAAAGGTGCAGCAGGGCATAATCCATCTAAACCTTATTCCGATTCAGTTAAATAAGACTTTATGTCAAATTGGTTATGGGAAGGTAACGATGTTACCGAAGATGTTATACCTGAAGATGCCGTAGGATTTGTTTATATAATAGAACATATACCTACTGGCAAATACTACATTGGTAAGAAATCCTTAGAAAGTGTCCGAAATGTAAAAATCGGAGTTAGAGAGTTAGCTCGTATCAAAGAAGAACGAAAGTTGGCTGGTATACGAGGTTCACTACCTAAAAAGAAAAAAGTTAGAAAATCTTCTGACTGGGAAAAGTACTACTCATCCAATGAATGGATTAAGGAGCAAATCACCGAAGGTAAGAGTGATGAGTTCAAACGAAGTGTACTACAATTTTGCTATTCAAAAAAATCCTTATCATATTATGAAGTACATTGGATGTTTAAATACGATGTCCTATCAGATGATAATTCCCTCAACGGAAACATATTAGGAAAATTTTATAGAAAAGACTTGGATAATTAAAATATTATTCGTATATTTGTTTATTAAATGTATATACACTAAAAATAATATTATGAATTTAGAACAAGTAGCAATTGCATATGGTATTAATCCAAATAACCTAAATGCAAAAGATGATGGTTTGAAGATAGCCGTTAAATCAATCAAAGATTTGGTAAGGCAAATGGAGCAACGTAATGTTGATGCTCAAACTATATCTCAAGTAAAGAGACTGGGTGAATTCTTATTTGCCGTATCCGATTCTCAAATGGGATAATTTGGTAAATCCAAATAAATTTCGTATATTTACGCAAAATATAATTTAATGCTCTCCGCAAGAAATAAATTAGTTGTTATAAATGTATTGGATTCTACATTAGGTGTTGGTTCATCTATGAAGGGAAACGAACAGGCACATCATTGTCCTTTTTGTCATCATCATAAAAAGAAACTACAAATAAATTTAGATTCTCAATATTGGCATTGTTGGGTATGCGATTCCAAAGGAAGAAGTATCCAATCACTTTTGCGGAAGCTAAATGTGGATAGAAGTGATTTATCAAAAATCATTTCTATATATGGGGAGTATAAACCGTCCACTAATCATATGGAGGTTGAGAAAATACAACTCAAACTTCCTAAAGAATTCAAACCACTACATCAGAAACCAAAATCAATCGATTTTGCATACAATCAAGCATTGGGATATCTTTACAATAGAGGTATTACTATGGATGAGATATTGAAGCATAATATTGGATATTGTGAAGATGGTATGTATGGTGGTAGAACTATTGTACCATCATATAATTCCGATGGTGAATTAAACTATTTTGTAGCACGTTCGTATTATTCGGATAATACAATGAAATATAAAAATCCACCTGTTAGTAGAGATGTAATTGTATTTGATAACCAAATCAATTGGAATGAACCAATTACATTAGTTGAGGGTGTGTTTGATTCATTCTCAGTAAAGAGAAACGTAATTCCTATCTTAGGTAAGTTTTTACCAAAAACTTTAAAAGAAAAGATATTTGAAAAGGGAGTAACTGAAATAAACATCTTATTAGATGCTGATGCAATTGATGATTCCACAAAGCACGCAGAGTACTTTATTAAAAATGGTATAAAGGTAACAAACATTATACCCACAGAAAGTGATGCTGGTGATATGGGATTTGATAAAGTAAATGAATTACTAAAAGAAACCGAAGAAAGTGGTTGGGATGATTTAATCCTATCAAAACTAAACAATTTATGAAGGTAGAAAAGATTTACCATTTAGCGGATTTACATATCCGTAATTTGAAAAGACATAAGGAGTATAGAGAAGTATTCCAAAAGTTTTTAGATAATGTAGATAGAGATAATATTGAAAACTCTATCATTTACTTAGCAGGTGATATTGCACATGCCAAAACTGAAATGAGTCCCGAATTGGTAAGGGAAATCAGTTGGTTCTTAACTGAATGTGCGAATAGAAAAGAAACATTCTTAATTACTGGTAATCACGATTGTAACTTAAACAACAACTATCGTTTGGATGTACTTACACCAATCGTAGAAAATTTAAATAATGAAAGAATACATTACCTTAGAGATACTGGTATCTATCCCTTCCATAATATTACTTTTGTGGTATATTCGATACTCGATGAAAAAGAGAATTGGCCAAAGGCGGAATTGGTAGAAGGTGAGAATACAATATGTTTATTCCATGGACCTGTAAACTTAGCACAAACTGATATCGGATACACCGTATCATCCAACTCATTCACAACTGATATGTTTGAAGGATTTGATATGGTGATGTTAGGTGATATTCACAAAAGACAAACATTAGGAACTCCAACCATTGCTTATGCTGGTTCTATGATTCAACAAAATCACGGAGAAGCATTGGATAAGCATGGTTACTTATTATGGGATGTTGAGAGTAGAACTTTCGAAGAGTTCGATATCGAAAACGATTATGGTTTCTATACATTAGATGTAAACGATGGTATTGTACCTGATGTATCTGATATGCCAAAGAAACCTCGATTGAGAGTTCGCATCTCAAATACCGACCCATCTCAGATTAAGAGAGCATTAACTGAAATCAAAAAGAAATACCAAGTAGAGGAATTCACTGTTACGAGAATGGATACCATCTCAAAACAAAAGCAAGGTAACTTTGATGATAAGTTGGCAATTGGAAATGTGAGAGATGTAGAATTCCAAAACGAACTAATCAAAGATTACTTAGAAAGACAATTCCTTGCGGATAACGAAACTATTGATAAGATTCAGCAAATCAATAGAGAGATGAACACAAAGTTGGTAGATGATGATGTTGTTCCAAACATCCAATGGATACCAAAGCAATTTGAATTCTCTAATATGTTCTCATATGGTGAGAACAATAAGATTCGATTTGATAACGCTAAAGGGATGGTGGGAGTATTCGCACCAAACGCTAGTGGTAAATCATCCCTATTTGATGCTATCTCATTTTGTATTTTTGACAAGACAAGTAGAACCTACTTAGCAAAGAACATAATGAACAATAGAAAATCAAACTTCTATTGTAAACTAAACTTTCAGATTGATGGAGTAGATTACTTCATTGAAAGAACGGCTAAGTTAATTAACAAAGGAAAGAATGTAAAAGTAGATGTAAGCTTTTGGAGAGAAGATGGTGGGGGTATCACTTCTTTAAATGGAGAGCAGAGAAGAGATACAAACGCAATGATTCAACAATACTTAGGTACTTATGATGATTTCGTACTCACCACTCTTTCACTCCAAGGTAACAACTCTTTATTCATTGATAAATCACAAACGGAGAGAAAGGAAATCCTAGCTCAATTTATGGGTGTAGATGTATTCGATAAACTCTACAACTTTGCGCAGGATGAGAATAGGGATAACGCTTCACTTATTCGTAAGTTTAAGCAAGATGATTTCACTCAAAAGTTGGCTGATATCGAAACTTCCTTAAAGGAGAAAGAATCGGAATACAAATTAGTTGAGATTCAATTGAACGCTTCCAATGATGAAGTGGAGAAGCACAATCAGAAATTAATCTCCCTCAACGAAAAGATTGTAAAAGTTAAATCCGAC